GTGTTCATTAAGCAATAACAAAGTAACGATTCAGTTTTTCCTGTTAACCACATATAACCTTGAAGCTGGTAGTAGTAGTCTTTGTTAGGAATTTCAGTATCAAAGAACGGGAACGTAGTAGCATCCCAAGAAGATTTAACGTCTAAAAGTATTTCATTCGTGTTTACGTCAGGAACACCGCTTATAAAGTCATTCTCGAAGCGTTCTTCATTTTTGTAAATAAAGCCTAAATCTAAAACATCGTTGACAAAACTAATTGATTCGTCTTCTACTTGGTTGCCCTTATCGGTATAACGTGACCAAAACTCTTTTTTAATTCCGTATTTGTGTTCTAATACTAATTCTTGAATATAAGTCTTAGCTGTTTGCGATAGGCTCTCCCCTTTGGTTCGGGGAGTAGCCATTAACTTACCTATTTGTGAACAACGTATTTTCATAACTCAGTGATTTGTTTAAGTTGTGACGCATCTAAATCAAACTTCTCTATCAACTGCTCTATTTGATATTCTCCGTTCTTAATTGCTTCGATAGCTTTATTGAAACGAGTTGAGTCAATCTTTGATTTCTTTTGTTTAGGTTGTTCGTCTTTTACTTGTTCACCACTTGCGTCAGTGTCTTTGTCGGTAACTAATCCTAAAGCTGAAGACAAAGCATATCTACGATAGTACGTTACACCACTACCAAAAGACTGATAGTCATTCATTCCTTTTAACGCTACTTGTGGTATTTCTACCATTGAATCAATACATTCACCGCTTTCTGCGTGGAATACTGTTGTGCATAGGTAAGTAGTACCTTCTTTAGTGTTTAAGGTTTGTGTGAATCCTAATCCGTGTTTTTGTAGTAATGGATTAATCACTTCAAAGATTTTAGGCAAGTCAGCGTAAGAATAGCCGTAGCCTTGTGTCGCCTTGTGAATTACAGGCACTTCTTGTTGGAACAAAGCCAACGATTTAAATAAATTTTTCATAGGTGTTAAATTAAAATTATAAGCAAATATAAGTATTATTTTTATATCGCAATCTATTTTTAGAAAAAAATCATTCAATGGAAATAAAATTCCTTTACTTGTGTTTGCGTCACCGCCATATACATCACGAGTAGATTTAAGATATTTACGGCAAAGCCTTCTTAATTCGTCTTTTTCTACCATTACAAAGTGCTTTTCACTTAACCAATAGCAATAGTAGTCTGCTTCGCTTGTAGCTATTCCTGAAGGCTTATTTCGGCTTTCGTATTCTACGAATATGTTACCAGTTTCTAAACATTGAAAGTCGCGTTTTACTTCAATCTTTTTACCAAGTAATTCATATAATGCAGTTTCGTAGGATAATCCTATTTCTAAATCGTATTTAAAGTCGCTATTGTGCTTCATATTCTTTAATCTTTTTTTTGTAGATGTTAATTGTTTCTTTTAATTCTTCCTTTGTAAACTTCCGTGTTTGCTTACTTTTAGCTTCTAATATGTTAAATCTTTCAATGCCTATTTTTAAGATAATATGTTTTCTATACTCCAAAAGATTACCGGAAAGAAACGTGTTGCAGTGTTCACATTGTAAATGAACGTTGTCTTCATTAAACCTAACATTGTAATGGTTGTTAGCATTATAAAAGTGTCCTGCGTTACTTTTTTTAGGTATTTGCTTACAAGAAATACATAATTCGTGTTTATCTCGCAGTCTGATGTATTTGTTAAACACTATTTGAGTAGCTTTTACAAGGTCTTGTATTGTTTCTAAATTTTCTTGCATCTTCTTTTTCGTCTTTTTCCAATTCTTAACCTTTGCTTCTTGCACCCACGCATCAACACACATTTTATTGAAACAATACTTTTGATTAAAACGCATAGGTTCGAACTTGGTTTTACAATTTTTGCAACGCATTAAAATAAGGTTGTTTGTGTTAAATATGGTTTTAATCTTTTATTAGTTAAATCAACATATTCTTGTGAAATTTCACTACCTATCCAATTACGTTTTTCTTCAATAGCTCCTACTGCAGTAGTTCCAGTTCCCATATATGGGTCATACCATAAATCATTTTCTTTTCCAAATTTTTGCATAAACATTCGTGGGATATCTAAAGGCATAATTGCCTTATGTTCTTTAGCAAATGGATTATTATGTATGTTCAATGTTTTAATTACATTTCCAAAATTACCTCTAAAATTTCCGTCATAAAATTTCTTTTTATCAGGTTGCTGATTACTAAATATTATTATAAATTCAAATGATGATGATATAACTCCTTCTTCAATATGTGGAATCATATTTTTTTGCCATATAATAATATCTTTTATGTTATCTTTAAAATGACCTAATAAATTCAAAAAATCAACTTTGTTATTACCTAACATTTGAATATTATAGAAAATATGGTTTTTAGTAACTCTTAATAATTCATTAATAAGGTTCTTTTGATTTATAAAATAATCATCTAACTTATCTTCATATTCTTTATATTTTTTTGTATCATCACCATTCATTTGATTATATCCTATATTGTAAGGTGGACTTGTTAGTACATAGTCAACAAAACCATTAGGCATCTTTGCCATCGTTTCTAAATTGCTTTCGCAATAAATCTTGTTTAATTCTAAATTATTCATAAGCTCCAGTTATATTGTTACGTTTTTCATTACTTGCTTTAACTTGTGTAAAGTCTTTTGTTTTGTTTTTAGTTCCTATTTTTTTAAATTCAATAATTTCTATTATTTCTTCTTTTTTATAATATTTATCATTAATAGAAAAAACACAATCTTCTTTAATGTAATTTACTTTTTTGCCTTTTAATTTTAATTTGCCAAATAACACATAATTTTCTAAATCATTCATAAGTCTATATCTTTAAATTTTACTTGGTTTTTTAAGTCTATAACCTGACTTTTTAAATCAAGGTTTATAAGTTCTAACCTGAATAAACTTTTATTTGCTATGCGATATTCGTTTTCTAAGTCTAAAAAAACACGATGTATCTCTTTAACGTCTTTTAGACTTTGTGACATAGAGTCTATTAAGTCAGTTCTATTAGGGTGGTTTTGTTTTATTTCGTCTAATGATAGGCTTATCTTAGCGTGTAATGCTCCTATCTGAACGCTTGTTTTTAGTAGTATTAAATCCTCCATAGTTAAAAGGGTAAGTTATTTTTTAATTTTAGTTTTTCACTTGTTGACATTAATCCGTCAGTTTCTATAATTCGTGTTTGAGTAACTTGTGATTCTCTATTTCTATTAGCATAAATTCTTTTTCCGTTGCCATCTAACATATAATATTGATATTTTTCAATATCCAAATATAGCTTATATACTCCATTTTTACTTACTCCTTTTGGTTTACTTTTCGCTACTTTTAAATGTACTTCGTTAAGTTCTGCGCCAACCCCATTACTATCAGCGAGTCCTAAAGGTGGTCGCCAAGGAATTAATACGCTTAAACCTTTTCTAAACCATACTTGACCACCAGCGAAGTCACGAGCAGTAGGAATAGGAAAATAACTTATGTCAGTACCTACAACAGTCTTTGAAGATATCATAGGTTGGTCGCGAACGTGATTAATAATGCAGTTATGCCTTCCTGTTTTACGTGCATTTTTTCTTACCAAGTTCAAAATTCTACTTAAATATTTATCTTCACGTCCTAAATCTGAATGTTTAAATTCTTCAGTTAGTTCATTCCAAGGGTCAATAGTTGTAGTGTGTATAGTAATATCTTCTTTTCGTTCTATTTCGTCCACTAAATCGTAAAACTTTTCTATCGTTAAGTCTTCTTCTATAGGGTCAATTACTACAAAGTGTTGATTTACAAACATTTCAGCAGTTACTTGTTCGCCTTGTGTCATTAAATGATAAGGCTTACCTATGTATTTGTGGCATAGTTCTGCGTATATTTCTGCAGCACTTCCTGTTTCAGGAGAAAATACAACGTGATTCCAATTATGTAAACACGAAGTATTAATTAAGAACTCAAACCAAAGTTCTGTTTTACCTGAAGCTGGTGCAGCACCTATGTAAGTAGTACATCCTTGTTTTATTGTATAGGGTAGTATATCAAAGTCCCAACCTACTGAATGTCCTTTTACGTCTTTTTGTTGACGTATTTCTAACATTTGTCCGCTTATGTTTTGTAGTCTTGTGTACATCATTCGTCTTTTATTAGCAACCTTCCCAAATTTGAGTTGAACCATTTGTAACTTTTTTTATGTAAGGTAAAGTATTTAAAAGTTTACTTTTCCAATTAGAAATTTTATTACCATTACCATCACGCCATTCATTTACTACCCAACTTTCGTATTTAAGTTTCAAATCTACTTGATTAATTAAAGGTTCTTTTTCTATAGCATAAGTTAAAAATTCAGAAAATTCAGGTATATATATTTCTTTCTTTTCTTTCTTATCATTCTTGTTAGTGGTTGCTCGTTGGTTGCTCGTTGGTTGCTCTTCGGTTATTTCGTTGGTTGCTATTTGATATTTTTCGTAGTTAACTACTTCAATTATAGTGCCTTGCGAACTTGTAACGCTGGTTATTTCGTTGGTTGATTTTAGCTTAGTTATTGCAGTTCTTATTTGCTGACTACTTAAACCTGTTTCTTCAGCTAATAAATCTCTACTCGTGACAATTTGTCCCGCTTTAATAACGATTCCTTTGTAGCGTTTTTCTTTGTGGTTAGCTTTGAGAATTAAATGCGTGAAAAGACGAAAACAATTTATGTCATCGTACCATTCCCATTCTAAGATTTGCCTATGGAGTTTAATCCATCCATTTTGATTTTTCATTTTTACTGCCTTAAAAAAAGCCCTGTCAGCGTTCACGAGGCAGCGTTACTAACCAACAGGGTCTTCAATAATATTTTACTTAGGACTGCCTTCCCGCACAAATATAACGTTATTTACTTATATAAAGTTGCCTCATCAAATAAATATTCTTCGTTTAACAATTTGCGTTTTATATCCTGTAGTTCAGTAGTGTTTTTACATTCTAAAATATCGGTCATTAACTGCGTACCGTTGTATTTCTTTCCGTCTTTTTCTATCAAATCAACGTGAATCTTCTTTGGTTCGTAGAATATTTCACGATAATCTTTTACGTTATGTTCATACATTTCGTCTTTGTATCGATTATAGTCGTAGTGTTTCTTTATTCCGTTGATTATAGTAGCGTGTGTCTTATCGAATAATTGTCCTATTTCTACTAATGACATTCCGTCTTTGTGTAGCATCGCATATAAATAGCTTCGCTTGTCTAAAAACCTTCTATAACGCGCCTTAGTTACTAACCCATCACGCTGTATTATTTCTTTTATTTTATCAATCCTGTCTTCCATACATTATAAGTATTATTATTTCAAAAATTAAGTTAAAAATTGTCTTCATTGTCCAACTTCTTTATTAGTTTCTTCATTGCTTCGTATTCCGTGTAGTGTAAACTGAAAATGGTTTTATCTGAAATAGATATATCCCAACCTTCGCCATTACTCCACTTGCATACTTCAATGTAATCTATCGAATCGTTATGATAAATGTCATCTAACATAACCATCGCGCTTTTTCTTTTGTTAAATTGTGCTTTCATTGAATATTATATTATACTGTTGTGTTTAAATTATAGTTTATTGTCAAGTTTATTATGCAAAAAACTGGACATTTATCAGCCTATAACCTTAAATACTCTTTACAAATTAAGGGTTTAACGTTATATACTTTTTACAAGTTCTACTTTGTGGATAATCTTTTCCCAAACGTCAGCTTTTCGTTTAGCGTCTTCAGGTGAATTAGCCGTAACAATCTTATAGGATAGTTCCTTCTTACATCCGAAAGTAAACCATATCCAAACCTTATACTTATTCATAACCTTGTAATGGGACTTTTAAACCATAAGATAAGTCGAACCAACCCCACGCCTTTAATAGATGTGGTTTAGAGTATCGTAAGTGTTCTTTAGCTTCTTTTAACCACCACTCTTTAAACTCTACGTACTTATCGTAGCTTATTTCGTTAGTGTACCAATTTTCTTGTTTTTCGTACAAGTCTAAAGGCAGACCAGCAAGTTCTAACTGCTTTTTAATAGCAGCCAAAACAAACGCGTCATTTGTTGGATATTTTCTTTTTCTCATATCTAAAAATTTTTTCATTCGTGTTTATGTTAATCGTGTATTCCTTAGCCTTACATACCGCTAAGTACAATTCAAAATTGAAGTTCCCGTTTCGCTTCCAGTATTCAATTTGTTTAAGTAGTGTCATCATATCCAATAGTTTAAATAATCGTTATCATAATCTTCTAAAAACACGGATGGATTCGTCTTTTGGTAATTAACCAACTCTTCTTCTAAATAGTCTAACATAGCTTCCGATAACACGAATTTAGTAATAGGTTCTACGTCACTCCAACACTCAGACTGAATAATACTACCTAATTCTATTTCGTTACTATACGCATCTAATCCGTAATTAGCTACTATGTAAAAAGTCAAACCTTCGTCTTCCCAATTAAAAGTAACTACTCTTTCTTGACTTACAAAGCTATGTTCTATATAAAAATTCTCTAAGTTCATTTTCTTATTTTTACTCCGTTAAACTTCTCATTATAATAATCTTCACCTGTATAAGTGTATTCGTAATTAGTTACGCCACTTGAATTTCGTTTCTTGTTTCCGTGCGCTTCAATTATTTGGTTCTTTTCCATTTCTTTAGCAATATCAAATAATTTGTAGTTCTCTCCTTTGATAGAAACTTCATTCTCTGTTATAAGTTGATGTATTAACCATTCTACTGCTGTTTTCATTTTCTTTGATTTAAGACGTTATTAATTAAGTAGGTATATGATTACACCAAACACTACAATAAAAGCCGTTAAAGGGGTTAAAAAGTGGCTTAAAAACGATTTATGCTCACTTGTTCTCGGTAAAAAGTTTTCTAATCTCATTTCTTTACAAGTTTTAATAGTTGTTCAATAGACCAATCGAGTAACGCTTCAGGCTTTTCCATTGGTTGTAACGCTTGACCTACAGCAGTTTGTTGGTAGGCTAAGTCTTTTCTTCGTGTTTTTGTTGTTTTCATAATGTTTTTATCAATTAGTTATATGCAAATATAATACTTATTTACAAACTACAAACATTTTTAGTAAAAAATTTTAAATTATTTTTTCTTAGACATAAAAAAAGGGGTCAGTGACCCCCTAATTAACACATTATGAAAGTGTAAATCTACAAAGGAAATTTCATACTATCAATATTTCTTATAGCACTATCGGTATTTTCTCCTTTTAAACGTGCGTATTCAATGGTTAATATTCTACCGCCTACAGGTTTCATAGGTGCGCCACGTTCTACGTGCCATCCATACGCGCCGTTAGCGTACTCTTCTTTGTACGTTCCTGTAATCATTGAATGTATTTGTTTATGATTAAAGTAATAGCCTTTAGAAGGATGAAAGTTTATATTATCACGGACATCGTTACGCGCTGAATTTTCGTGTATATGCCCCATAGTAAACACATCGTAACCTTCGTAGGATTCCATAGCACGAGTTAAATTCAAAGCACCCTTTGTAACTAATCCACCGCCACCACTCCCGTGAAAATACTTTATTTTTGTAGCTGAGCTTGTGTTTGTACGAATTACTTGGTTTACTATAAACCAACCGCCATAACCACCTGTCATTACATTACTACCAGCTTTATAGTTTAACAAAGTAACAAACCTTTGTAATATATCCGTTTCGTGTCTTTTTATTATAGCTGTTTCGTGGTTGCCATAACCGATTACTGTCATTAAGTTAGCATACGGAAGGAAGAAGTCTACAGCAGTTTCTACTATACTATCAAAATACCTTGCGTTATTGTGTTCGGGTCTTATGTCGTTCTTTACTTTACGGAAGTCGTAAGCACCTTGCATTAAACAAAAAGTATCGCCGTTAAACATTATAGGAATTTCATTCTTTAAGCAATAGTCTAAATCGTGTTTTAGTAAGTTCCAATCGCATTTTGGGTTGTCCCAATGTATATCCGAAAACATACCCATACGAAAAGACGTACCATCTACACGAAGTTCGTGTATGTTATTAGCGTGTTTTATTAAATTCATAGGTTTATTTTTTTGTCTACTCTTTGAAGTAAATAATACAACGCAAACCCTATAAAAATTCCTATAAATAGAAAGTTAAGATTGGGTCTTATCTTAGACTTAGCTTCGGCTTTTGCTTCAGCTTGTTTTGTTTTTTCTTTAATCCTAATAGTGTCACGCTGAAAGCGTAGTTCTTGTTTTATTTTCCACTTAGTTTTAGGAATGTATACCTTGTTGTATTTAATGATAGTATCTTTTGATGTTATTATCTTTTCCCACATAATAGTATCGTTAACGATGTAAGGAATCGAATCTATAGTAGTAATTCTAATCGTGTCCCCTGTTTCTTCACATTTGTAGCCTTTTTTAATTGCTTTGTTTAGGTGATATTCCGCACTACAGGAATACAAAAACACGAATAAAATTACAAACCTCATAAGCCTTTTAACATTTTAATTAATCGCGGACAAGGATAAACGTCAGACTTATCAACTCTTACTGAATTATGCGTAAATAATCCGTTCTCTCCTTTTAATGCTCTTTTATTTAATGACCAAATGTCTTCGTTGTATTTTAAATTGATATCGTAAGTCTTACCTAAGTAAACTAACAATTCTCTTAAACTTTCTATTTGCTTGTCGCTATACTTATGCCATCTTTTATGATTCTTAAATGGCTTTTCTAAAAACGTAACCTCTGAAGGGTCTACTATTCCGTTAACATAGTTATAGTATTTTCCGTCTTTTTCTACCAAGTAAGCCCAGTTAGTTAACTCTATACCTACCGAATACTTATCTAAGTTCTTATAGGGCAATCCTTGACCTTTAAACACGCTATCTTTTACACCTAAGTGCCACGCCCAATTTCTTGAACTAAACGCTTGTGCTATCGTACCTTCGTATCCTATTACAAATGCAGTAGCTACACGTTCTTTATTAGATTCCCAACCTTTAATTGTGTTTACCGCGTTCTTATTACCCGCTGTATGGTGTAAATAGATTTGTTTTTTGTCCGTGTTTTCGCTAATAAACTGCGATTCAGGTAATCTTTGTTGAACTATTTTAGTAGTGTCCATTATTCTTTTATTTTGTCAGCTTCTTCTTTGGCTCTTAATACGAATGATTTAAGCGATTTAAGAATGTTTCTACCTGTAACCGACTGATAGGATTCATTGATAGAAACAACTTCCGTAAACACGCAGAATAACGCTACAGCTTTCGTTAAGATTAAGTCAATAGCTATGAAATGCGCTACTAAATCCGAAGCTATATACTTTTCCACGAAAAACACGAATATAATAGCTAAAGAATAAAGAAACGTTTTACTTATTGTATGCGATAATTTACGCGATTTAAACGATGCATAACCATTTTTCTTAACGCTTCTCCAAATACCAAACCCCGTGTCTAAAAGTATCGCTAAAATAGTCACGTAAATAAGCGGTTTAATAGGAGCGATTACCGCAAGAAAAGACGAACAAATTAAAAATAACTTAGTCTTCATATTATCAAAATCCCTATGTTATATCCGTTTTGATTATCGTCTTTTAATGGCTTCATATCTGAGTCAGTATTTAAAGGGTCTACGAACTCCGGAAATATATCGTGATTAGCTTTAACTTGTTCTTTTAACCATTCTCTCAAACGTCTTTCGTAGAATGCAGCCTTCTCTTCGTAGTGTTCCATACCGAAAGCTACTTCACTTCTACTAACACTCGTAGAATAATCTCCGTTTTGTTGCTGCAAACCTTTATTTTTAAGCTGGTAAGACAAACCAAACACGGCATCTACTGCGCTATACCACGCGATACAAGGCTGTATCTTCGCTACTAATAACTCTTCGTCAGGGTTAAGCGTTTGAGCGTTGTACTGTGCTAATAAATAGTTGTAAAAGTAAGTCCCTAAAATAGGTTGTATTCTTAAATCACTCTGAGTCTTTACATAAGGAGTTACGTCAGTAACATCTACGTTTGCAGTTATAGGAGTGTTCGTCTTTAAATAGGTCTCAGTTATGAAGTAAATCATTATTCTTTAATTTTAGTTTCTTCTTCGATTATATCTCCTACTATTTGATAGTTATTTAATTCAAATTCTACATTAAGACGAGAAATAAATAATAGTTCGTTAAATATCTCTTCTACTTCATTTCTTAACGGCATAATAGTGTTCTTTTCGAATATAGTGTAAGATTGCTTAATATCAGTACCCGAACCTAATTTACCGCTAACACGAATACCCATTAATATAGGGTCTATTGTGTGCGCTTGACATATCTTTTCGTCTATCCTTCCGTCGGTTTGTATAAATAATTGGTCGTTATTGTTTGTAGAAATAGTTTCTATTTTAGGAAGGTTCTCAGCACTATTAGCAAAAAACGCAACAGCTTTTCCGGCATTTGCTGCGCCCTTCATTCTATCTATAGTTTCTTTTATGATTTGCTTTTCTTCTTCGCTTTGTGGCTTCTTAGGAAACATCATAGCAAAAGACGGAAAAATAGAGTTTTGAATATTTGACTTATGTAGATAACTCATTTCGCCATCTAAAAATATCCAATTAGTACAACTTGAATAAGTAGGTAATGAATAATAATCTTGTCCTAAAGAATGATATTCATAAACGTATAATTGAACTTTATCACCACAAGAAGGTGAATAAGGTTTTATAGGTTCTACGTCAATACGAGAAGCCCAATCTTCACAAATGTAATAACAACTTTTTTCTTTGTTTACTCTTACTTTGTCAGGGAAAACATTTTCTATTTTCTTTACTTCTCCCTTGTCACCAAAATACAACTTAAAGTAAACTCTATTATGTACAATTAATTGCTTTGTTATGGAAGGAACTAACTTATTTAACTTTGCCTTCTTTTCGAAAGTATAAACATTTAACTTTTCTTCGTTTGTTAGCTTGTCAGTTTTCAAGACATAGCCTCCACCCGTAGCAGCATTGGTTTTAAAATCTACTATTGCTCCGTGAAGTGGACTTGTAAAGTAGAGTTGCGTCAATAGCTGTGGGTAAAGGTTATCGTGACCAAAAGGGATGTACCCCGAAATTTGATATCTTCCGTTTACATAAGGCAAAGCTAAGTTTGCACCGCCTACCTTACCAAAAGGTGTGCTAAATGATTGATAACCCTCTACTACTTCGGGTTTACTTTCTTCTTTTTTAAATATATTATACCACGCCATTTAGTCGTATATTGAATTAGTTACTACTCCCGCTACTATTAATCTTCCTTCTTCTATTAAATTGTAATCGTTTACATTCGTGTTTTCGCCCACTATTATAGCTTCGTCACTTTCATAAACACTATAAGTATATTGCCCTTTTACAAAGTCTACGTCTACACCTTCCTCCAAAGTAAATAAGTTGTATCTATCCGGATAAGGCGAAGTGTCAACTCCCGCCCATAAGATAGGCTCAGTAGCTGTGTTAAATTCATTCTCAAACACGAATAAATAAAAGGGACTACTATACGTAGTTACTTCAGTTAAAGTCAACACAAATGTGTTTATTTGCCCTTTTTCTAAGTAAATCATATAACTATATTATAAGTATAATCTTGTATTTGTTTAAAACAAAAAAGCCACCCCGAAAAGAGTGGCTAATTATGGAGAGAAAACAGATTACAATAACCCCGCGATAATTGTAGGGTCAACTTCGTAAGCTAAAAACTCATTCTCAGCAGTAAGCGTCAAAGAATACTTTGAACCATCCGCACGAGTAGTACCCGAACCTTCACCTACCGCAGTAACTTGCATATAAGGGAAGTACCAAAACTTTCCGTTTGCATCGCCTACGATAACAGCTAAGTATTGTTGACCAGCACCCATCACTTTAATAGCTTTTGACTTCTCTTGGTCTCTTCTATGCAACATTAAGTTGATAGTTTGAGTAACGTAAGAAGAACCATTGATTAAGTCGATGTTTGCTTCTTCAGTATAAGAACCTACGTTTCTTCTAAATTCGATAGGAACGAATACATCTAAAGGGTCAGTTAAAGTGATAGTATCTACAATCCAATTAGTCCCTGTTTCGTCAGTTGTAATAGATGCGATATTATCTTGTTGGTTTACGTACAACGTATAAATTCCTCCGGAATTGTTATCGCACGATTTTGTAATGGTTTGTAATGTAGCACAAGACATAAATATATATTTTTTAAAGTTTCAAAAAAAAGGGTGGCGATTAGTCACCACCCTTACCTATGAAATAATGTTTATTAATCGAAACAAACGTTATAAACTACGATTTCAGATGGATTTGTATGGTAAAAACCTACTTTCAAGTTCGCTCTTGTACGGATGTACGGCTCAGCAACTGTGTCAGAAAGGTTAACAGCTTTCAATGCTTTAGCATCACCTTCAGCATCAAATGCGTAGATAAGGTTGTTTTTCAAAGTCAACACGATAGTGTTATCCGGCATACCTTCA